ACACAACTTATGTATCAGGCGCATTTACCAATGCCACCAACGTGATTATTCAGGCTGGTGCATCGGGCGCTTACTACTCTGTGGGTGTTTCACCTGACATCAGCAACAATGGCAACTGGCAACCTCAAGGTGCGCCAGCCAACATTGCTGATGGTGGCTCGATGGCGGCAACTGCCGCTAACGTGCTGACTGGCATCATTACCGCTACTCCAACCGCATCACGCGACATCCAATTGCCAACAGGTACAAACCTTGATTTGGCAACTGAGTGGGCAATCGGTGATTCGTTTGACTTCAGCGTTATCACTTTGGCTGCATATGCTTTGACCCTCACGGTCAATACAGATGTAACCATCGTGGGTTCTGCTGCAACTGCTGCTACGGCTGGTGCATCTGCACGTTTCCGTTGCCGTAAGACTGCGGCTAACACTTTTGTCGTCTATCGCATCGGTGGTTAAACCAAGACAGGCCAGCAGAGATGTTGGCCTGTTTTACATGGAGAACAAAATGCCAATGAAAAAAGGTTACTCAGATAAGACCATTTCCAAGAATATTAAAATGGAAATGAAATCAGGCAAGCCCCAAAAGCAAGCCGTTGCAATGGCACTTGGTATGGCTACTAAGTCGGCAAAAGCCGCTGGTAAGCCTAGCAAAGCACCAATGAAAAAATGATTAAGTCAGCCGCAATCATTAAGAACAAAACTCTCGCCCCGTGGCGGGAGTTGCGTTTGCAAAAGCGCAAACTCAAAAAAGAGCAAGCCATCGAACGAAAGCTGAATAAAGTCTACTATCCATCACCGATTGGTGCACAAGTTATTGAAGCGCCTGATGAACCAGTTGAAACGCTTGAAGTTGTTGAGGCTGTTGACGACAGCCCACCAACCCGTGAGGAAATGCTACAACAGGCTGAAGCCATTGGCATGAAGGTTGACAAACGCTGGTCAGATGCGACACTTCTGAAACACATTGAGGAATCAGCATGGGCTACACAAAACGACAATTCATAAGCGCAGCCTTTGAGGAAATCGGGTTAGCGTCTTATGTATTTGATTTACAGCCTGAACAGCTTGAATCTGCCCTGCGTAGATTAGATGCAATGATGGCAGACTGGAACGCCAAGGGCATCCGCTTGGGTTATCCTTTGCCATCCAGCCCACAAGATAGCGACCTAGATGAAGAAACCCTTGTGCCTGATTCGGCTTATGAGGCCATTATTTGTAGTCTAGGCATTAGACTTGCCCCAAGTTACGGCAAGCAAGTGATGATTGAGACCAAGACCACTGCCAAGCAAGGTTACGATATTCTGTTGCAAAGAGCCACATTCCCGCTTGAACAGCAACTTCCGTCAACGATGCCTGCTGGTGCTGGAAATAAACCTTGGCGTGTATACGATAATCCGTTTGTCAGACCACCATACTTCCCTGTCGATGCTGGGCCAGATGGCCCTATCCAATATAACTAAAGGACAGTCATGCCACAAATCAATCAGCTACCGTTTTTAAATACGATTTCAACTGGAGACCAGTTACCAGTTTATTCGCCAAACAATGGTGATGCAAGACGCATCTCAATTGGTAATCTGTTGACGTTTTTCCAGCAGACTTTTGCATCGCCAACGCTGTCGGTGAATCTTTACGTGCCTGGCTCTGGGTTTAATATCACAGTTCCAACTCCTGTCAGCCAAGACCAATGGATGCTGTTGCAACCCGCTGGAACGCTGGCCTCTGGCACGATTACCCTGCCTTTGAATACGGGTGTGCCTGATGGCACTACGGTGCTGATTACGACAACCCAAGAGATCACCTCGCTGACCATTGCGCTGAATGGTGCGACTGCACTTTATGGTGGAGTATCGTTCTTGGGCGCAGGAACTGCAACAGCCATTCGGTTTTATCAACCCACAAACTCTTGGTATCAGATCAATGCTGAGACTGTTTATGCCGCAGGAATTCAAGCGTTTCTGGCAAACCCAACCAGTGCTAATTTACGGGCGGCAATGACTGATGAAACTGGCACAGGTTCATTGGTATTTGCAACCAGCCCAACCTTGGTTACGCCAGCACTTGGTACACCATCCGCACTTGTTGGCACAAACATCACAGGCACAGCTGCTGGATTGACCGCAGGCAATGTGACCACAAACGCAAACCTGACTGGTGCTATTACATCAGTTGGAAATGCCACATCTTTGGGTTCATTTACATCGGCAAATCTTGCCTCGGCATTAACCGATGAAACTGGCACAGGCGCAAATGTATTTGCCAACACACCTACATTGGTGACTCCAAATATTGGTGCAGCCACGGGAACAAGTTTAGCAGTCACAGGCTCACTTAGATCATCTGGTACGGCTGGTGTGGGTTATTCCACAGGCGCAGGCGGTGTAGTTATTCAAGGCACAAGCCGAACCACAGGTGTGACGATTAACAAAATAACTGGTCAAATCACGTTATTTTCTGCGGCAGGCACAACTGCTGCAACTACTTTCACTGTGACCAACAGCACCGTCAATACTACCGATGCCATTATCCTCACTCAGCACACTGGCACTGATTTATATGACTTGATGGTCACTAAGACAACCTTGGGTTCTTTTGATATTACATTCCGCACCACTGGCGGCACAACAACTGAACAGCCAATATTTAACTTTGCAGTTATCAAAGGCGTGGATTCATAATGGCAACCAAGCCCAAGTCATCGGTCAACGAGGCTGGCAACTACACGAAGCCAACCATGCGTAAGCGGCTCTTTGAGGAAATCAAAGGTTCTGCTGTGCAAGGCACTGCGGCTGGTGAATGGTCGGCTCGCAAAGCCCAACTGTTGGCAAAGAAGTACAAAGAAAAAGGTGGCTCTTATAAATGAAAGCCACACAAAAAAGCCTCAAAGATTGGTCAAGTCAAAACTGGCGCACCAAGTCTGGAAAGCCATCGTCTGAAACAGGCGAGAGATATCTGCCTGAGAAGGCGATTAAAGCCTTGAGTGCGGCTGAGTATGCGGCAACCACAAGAGCAAAGCGTGAGGCTACAAAGGCTGGAAAGCAATTTGCCAAACAGCCTAAAAAGATTGCTGAAAAGATCAAGGGGTTCAGATGAAAACTCCAGCCTATGCACGAAAAGAAGGTCAGAACCCAAAAGGCGGCTTGAACGCCAAGGGAAGGGCTGCGGCAAAGGCCGAGGGCATGAATCTGAAGCCTCCTGTCAAGTCTGGTGACAATCCACGCAGGGCATCGTTCTTGGCTCGCATGGCTGGCAATGCTGGCCCTGAGTACAAAGATGGTGAACCAACTCGATTGCTATTAAGTCTGAGGGCTTGGGGCGCATCATCAAAAGCAGATGCCAAAGCCAAGGCAAAACGCATCTCTGAACGCAATAAGGCCAAGTGATGCAGATACCTATCCTAAACGGCATTTTTACCGACAGCACCCCTGAACTGCGTACATCGTACCCAGTGAACCTTGTGCCTGTGCCAAAGCAGTCAGGCATCAGCAATGGGTTTCTGCGACCAGGCGATGGGATTGTGGCAAACGGCACAGGGCCAGGCGTTGACCGTGGCGGCATCAACTGGCAAGGCCAGTTATATCGAGTCATGGGTACAAAGTTGGTGGAAATCGACAGCACAGGCGTAGTGACCGTGCTGGGCGATGTTGGTGGGCCAGTAGATCAACTGGTGACATTTGATTACAGCTTTGATGTGCTTGCGATAGCTTCTGGTGGTCGCCTATATTATTGGATACCAGTTAATACTCCAGCAACATTGGTATGGAATCCAACTGCACCAATTCTGAGGCAAGTTACTGACCCAGACCTTGGCGTAGTGCTTGATGTGGCATGGGTTGATGGCTACTTCATGACCACTGATGGTGCAAATTTAGTTGTCACAGAGTTGACAGACCCAACTCAAGTCAATCCGTTGAAATATGGTAGTTCAGAAGTTGACCCAGACCCCGTGGTGGCTTTGATAAAGTTGCGAAACGAGGTCTATGCCCTCAACAGCAACACTATTGAGGTATTTGATAACGTGGGCGGTGAATTATTTCCATTTGCACGAATCGATGGAGCGCAAGTTCAAAAAGGCGTACTTGGCACACAAGCCTGTTGCATTTTTATTGATCGCATTGCTTTTTTAGGTGGTGGTCGCAACGAAGCCCCATCTATTTATGTTGGTGCAGCCGCAACAACTCAGAAACTCAGCACACAAGAAATTGACGATATTTTGTTGCAATACACTGAAGCTCAGTTGACACTGGTAAAGTTGGAAGCCAGAAACGATAAGAACCATCAGCATCTGTATGTGCATCTGCCAGATCAAACCCTTGTGTATGACGCATCCGCATCTGAGGCACTGCAAACCCCTGTTTGGTTTGTTCTGGTCAGCACCTTATCAGGATTAGCCCAATACCGAGCCAGAAACATGGTTTGGGTCTATGACAGATGGATGGTGGGTGATCCGCTGTCCAACAATATTGGTTATTTAGTACAGGACACAGGTCATCATTGGGGACAGCAAGTCCGTTGGGAGTTTGGCACATTGATTGTTTACAACGAAAGCAATGGTGCAATCTTCAACGAGATGGAACTTGTCAGCCTTACGGGTAGCATTGCATTGGGCAAAAACCCAAAAATAAGCACCAGCTACTCATTGGATGGGCAGACTTATTCACAGGAAAAGTTTATCTCTGTTGGCACGATTGGCAATCGCCAAAAACGTCTTGCATGGTTTCAGCAAGGTCACATGAGGAACTGGCGCATACAGCGTTTCCGTGGCGACAGCGATGCCCATGTGTCCTATGTTCGCCTAGAGGCACAGATTGAGGCATTGGCATACTGATGGCAACCGCACCAGTTTCCCGCAGACTGAACTTGACCCGTGACCAGCTTGCGGAGTTTTTGACCGATCAGCAACAGATCAGGCAGTTTGAACTTTTATTTTCTACTGTTGATACCTTGCAGGTAATTGTCGGGACTGATTTTGAATATCAGGCAGACACGGCAGCGGCAACAGCAAACGAGGCATTGGCACAATTAAGTGCTTTGGCACAGGATACAGCAGTCGATGATGCTGTCCTCAACGCCAAGGTGCAACAGACATTAGATGCTATTCCAAGATTGGCTCAAGCATTGGATTTGCTTGCACTAGCCCCTGTGCGTAATAATATCGAACTGGAGCATGATGTAAATGGCATCTTGCCGTATGCAAACCAAACCCCAAGGGTTCGATCTAATCAGGTGCTGATATGGCTTTCGATGTAATTACCCCTGTTAAATTAGGCCAATCCGCCATCACAACTGGTGTGACTACGCTGTACACCGTACCAGCCAGTACACGCACGTTGCTCAAAGAATTTAGCATTGCTAATACAACGGCAGCCGCTATTAATGTGAGAGTGTTTTTAGTTCCATCAGCAGGTTCGGCTGGAACTGGAAATGCTTTTCTCTACGATGTGCCTGTGCCAGCAAATAATGCCTTGCAATACAACGGCATTGAAGTACTGAACGCAGGGGACACCATTCAAATTCAGGCGGCATCGACTGGCCTAACAATCATCGCAAGTGGTGGCGAAGCCACATAAGGAGTATGAAATGACCGTATCAATCAAGGTGCTGATACCACCAAAGCAAGCAGAAAATGCCCAGACTACGCAGTACACCGCAGTCAACTGCAAAGCGATTATTGACAAATTCACCGCCACCAATACCACGGCAGGCAATGTCACAATCAGCGTCAACTTGGTCACAAGTGGCGGCACAGCAGGAGCAGCCAACTTGATTGTGGATACTCGAAGCATTGCACCAGATGAGACCTACACATTCCCTGAATTAGTTGGTCAAGCATTGGAGTCTGGTAGTTTTATCTCAACGATTGCCAGCGCAGCCACATCATTGACAATACGAGCATCAGGCCGAGAAATTACTTAAAGGAGCTAGAAATGAAAGAATTTATGATGATTCCCCGAGGCTTTAATGGCTTGCCGATGGAAGAAGAATTTTTGACAAACGCAGAGAATAAAAAGAACTATGCCGTTGCGGTCGCTGATTGGAACTATGGCCCTGAAATGCCCACCAATGAGCCTAGCGCAAATAAGGAGTTCTACGCTAGTTTAGCAGAGGCGATGCA